CGGCTCGCCTGTGTCTGACGGATCACCACGTCGCCAACCGGGCCGTACATTCGCTCGCTGATGTCGACCGTCCGCAACGGGTCTTGCGCGTCGATCCAGTTGTATTGGGGGGGGAGGCGTCGCACGCGCAGGCCCGGCACCATGTCGACCGCGATCTGTAGGCATCGCTGATCCCACGCGGTCGGACGCATGCGACACTGATCCACCCATGCGTCCAGCAGCGTCATGCGCAGGCCGGTCGCGGGCAGGTACAGCGTCGCGCTAATGAGTTCGGTATCGTCGAGATAGTGGGCGGCAAAGTCACAGTCGAGATGGGCAAGGTACGGACGGGGGTCACGTTCCACCCGCGAATCAGCATCGAGCCAGATCAGCGGACGATCCGCATATTCGCGGGCCATGATCCGCAGGAACCGCGCCTTGAATTGTGTTGCGTGCTGCCAATCGGCGAAGGGGTTATACGCGCGAATGTCGTAGGGGATCGACAGCGCATCGAGCGACCGACGCAAGGCCGCCGCCTCAACGTCATAGCCGTTCCCGCGTGTGTAATACCCAACCACCAGCATCATGGCATCCCTACCAAACCGGCTGTCCATGTCCCTAGTTTATTGACAGATACCACAAGATGCAACTTTTTAACACACGCAATATGTTGTGGTATGCGGTCACAGCACCACAATCGGGGCACTAGCGCCCGACGCGGTGGTTTTGGTCGCCGCCAGCTCGCGTTGGCCCGCGAAGTATTCGCCGATCTCATCATGCACGGCCTGCTTCATGGCGGTGAGACGCGCGGCCTCGGGATCTTCGTCCAAATCGCGGTCGTCAAAACCGCGACACTGGTACAGCCAGATGCCCGCCAGCTTTGCCGCCCAGTCCTTGACGACGTACAGCTCGCCGCTTGCCGCGTGAGTCAGCGGCACCGCGTATTCGGTCGACCTGAACCGGTCGTCAATGACCTGCTCGGCGTAGTTGATCGCGGCGGTGACGCGCGTCGCATTGATCGCGGTGTCGTCGTTGTCGAGATTCGACCACCGCGTGACGTTCGCGTTGCCGAACACGTCGAGCACGTCGGTCTGGCTGATGTACTGGCCCATGAGCGATGCCCTTAAAAAAAAGCCCCAGACGGTTTGACCCGCTGGGGCTATGGGATGCTGGCGCTGTCCACGTAACGGTGGACCCGGCCCGCGAGTAGGGTCTGAGTTGTCAATCCGTAAGCCACAAGGCTTAGGGGGTCACATCGGCGATGAACACCGCGTTGGGATTGCGCAGGATCGGCAAGAAGGTGTCGCCCGCCACCTGCAGGATGCTGGGAGGATTCATTTCGATCACCGAGTAGCTGAACATGCCCGCCTTCTCCCCGAAGTTCGAAAGCATGTCCTCTGCGTTCTCGCCCACGCCGATACCGGTGGGGACGGGGTAGGTGCCTTCGGGCAGGTCGTACCAGTCAGTGTTGACTTCGGGCGTGAAGGTGCAGGTGTCGACGCCGAAGAATGATTGCAGCACGCCGTCCTTGTCTTCGTAGAACGCTTCGTTGACGCTGGTCCAGTTCGCGACGCCAAGGAAGCCCGCAGGAACTTCACCCGACGCGAGAGTCGTGCGGTACGCGGGGTCGCGGTCGATGTATTCCTTGAGCGTGGCGTTCTTGGCAAAGTATTCAGGGATGTTCAAGCCGTAGAAGCAGTGGCCGATTCGCTGGCCCGACTCACGCATCATGGCGTCTTTGAGCTTCTTGACGTGTGTCACGATCGAGGTTCCAGCCGTGGCCCACGACGCAGCGATGATCGCGCCGTTGCCGTCCCAGTTGAGCTGGTTCAGGTGACCGGCTGCGATGCCGAAGTCGACCGACAACCCCGCGCCGCTGGAACTAGGGAGCAGTTCGCCGTCAGCGTCGAAGTGGACCGCGCCCAGCGAGAGTGCCGAATACACGGCACCGCGTCGCAGGTTGGCGAACCGGCGCTTGAACTCGCGGGTTTGACGCGCGACCTCCTGCATACCCAGCCGCTGCTTGCCTTCGCCGTTTTCACCGCGCAGGTTGACGAGCGTCGCGGCCTTGTGGCGGATCGACTCGACGGTATGGATCGCCGTGAACGGCACCTCGGTCATGCCGACCTGCACGCGTTCGCGTGCCTTCGAGCCGTAGGGTGCCTGACGCGCGGCCTGGCGGGTGTTCTCCACCTTCATGTAGGTGCCCGTGTGGCCGTCGATGCTACGCGTGGGCGTGAGCAGTGCGGCGGGGAGCAGGTCGGGAACGCCGCCCGACACCGAGTTGATCACACCGGTGAGGTTTTCGGCCCCGAGAATTTGCTGCAAAGTTTTAGACATCGGTCTGATCTCCGTTTGGCGTCGCGTTCCTACTCGCTGGCCTCGCCGTCGATCAGTTCAGTTGCGAATCAGTCGTTGTCGTCGAAGCTGAACGGTGCAGCGCCTTCGAAGGTGCCGTCGCCGCGATTCAGCTTGCTCTTGACCCACGTCACCAAGCTGGCGTCGCTGGGGTAGTTGATGATCTGGCTGGCGTCGATGCGGCCGCCCGAAATCGGGGTCGCCCAGTCAACGTCAATGTTGGCGTCGTCTTGATCGGTGACCTTGGTGCCGCCATGGTTGTCTTCGCCGACAAGGAACAGCGGGTTGGCGCTGCCGTCGCTGGCCGAGACAAACGAACCGGCGATGAAGCTCACCGAGCCGTCGCTGATGGTGATGACGCCGGTAGTCGTGTTGACCGCGCTGAACGTGTAATCAGCCTGAGCGACGGTGCCGGCCGCGCTGGGCGGGCCGGTCAGGGTCAACGTGCCGGACGTGCCGATGCGCCGCACAATTTCGGCGGCGACGGCGGCGGCCACGGTCAGCAGCAGGTTGCCCGATCCGTCGGCGGCATGCGGATAGACCAGCGTGCCGATCACGGCCGGGGCATACTTGCCGCTCGCGGTGATCTTGCCCATGGCCAGACCTGCACGCAGGACGTCGGTGTCGCCGGTGTTGCCCAGGTCGCGCGACTTGCTGCCGTCGATGACCAGGCCACCGGGGAGGTACTGCGGGTCGGCGAGAACGATTTTGCGGGGCGAGGTCGTGCGGCTGGTGCCGATGCCTGCGCGGCCAGTGATCGGGTTGTTCATGATGCGTGCTCCGTTGCTTCGGGTTGTCGCGGTCTACGCGGCCCGTGGGGTTGGTAGGTTGTGAAACCGCCGCTGATTACTTCGCGGCACCACCGGCCATCGCGGCCATTTCGTCGGTGACCTTGGGATCGTGTTTGGCTTCTTTGGCGTCAGGCGACTGGCGCGAAAGGCTCACGGTCTGCGCCTTGGTCTTCTCCGCGAGTTCGATGGGATCGTTCTCGCGCAGCGCCTTGAGAAGTTCGAGCGATCGCGGCATCGACGCGCCGACGGCGCGGGTTTCCATGCTGAGCATGAACGCGCCGTCGGCGAGCACTGGTCGAATCTTGTCGGCGACGGCGGGCGTGATCTTGCCGTTGCTGAGCAGGTATTCGATTTCGCCGTCGATCGAGTTCTTGGCGTACATCAGGCCGTCGCGGCCCATCTGGACCGGCTTGAGCTGCTTGACCTGATTCGACAGCGAGGTGACTTCGCCCTTGAGGCGGTCGTTCGCGGCCTGCATGTCGTTGAGCTTCGCGCCCTTGTCATCGCTGTTGGCCAGCGCGACGGCGTTGTCGCGTTCGGTGGTCACGGTCGCGAAGTGCGACGCGATGACTTCAACCGCGTTGTCGTCGGTGAGTTCGGTCTTGATGCCCAGCTTGGTGGCCAGTGCCTTGAGGTCCATAGCGTTGCCCTTTTGGTCGGGGGTGAGAATCGGTACATCGTGAGGCGCGACCCCGTGGCTTGCGGCCACAGGAACGAATCGCCCCTGCCCGTTGACAACCGGGTCGGTCGTCAGGGCAACGTGCGTGATCGGCATCGTCCATTCGGTGCCGTTGCCGTCGACGTGTTTTGGGGGACTGTAGATCGAGACGTGCGATCGGTTCGCGGCGGCAATGCCGTCGGTGCCGATCATTTCGAACTTGCCCATCAGGGTGTCGTTCTCGACCCATGCATCGAGCAGGTAGCCGCGATTGCGGTCTGCGTTGCCGGTGGTGTCGTGCCCGTTGGGGACGGGAATGCTGTTGCCCGCCGCGATGAACCGCTTAACCGAATCGGCCCAGTGGTCCAAGGTCGTGCGGTCAAACTGGTAGCCGTCGGCCGTGCCGCGCTTGAAGAACTTGCCCACGCGAAGCAGGTCTTTGACAAAGTTCTGGCGGGGGATTCCATCAGCCGCAGATACCGCAGCACCTTCGGGCGTGAACTTGCCCGACAGGCCGACGATGACAGCTTCGTGATTGAGTTGCTTCCCGCTCATGCCCCCACTATGCGGCACGCATGAGGCGCGTCAGGGGATGCGGTCGCGTGCGTGCTTTCATTCGCTGCAATTTGTTGCAACGTTACGCGGTGGCAGCGGAAGTGTGAGCGTATGTACCGGTGGGCCGCCCGTCGGACATGGCTCGAATGGCGGGGCCGTTAAACGTCCACACGCCGCCGACGCGGGTTCCCGGCAGCTTCCCACGATTGGCGAGTCGGTAGATCGTTTGGAGATGCTTATCCAAGAGCCGCGCCGCTTCTTTCGCGGTGATGCCCTGCGTCTGATCGGTGTGCATGTTTTTACCCTTACTCGTGCGCCCACCGCCATTGTAAGGGTCGGGTCACAGCGGCAGCGTCGGAATGAGGTCGACGAACGTCACGCCGGGATTGAAGTCGAAACCGGCGTCAGGCACTGCCCGCACGGGCTCGCCGTCCACCTGCGTTTTTGGGGGCTGATTGGTGTCAATACGTTGGCCGTCTGATTCATCGCCATGGAAGATTTCGACCGTTGAGCAGCGGCAATTCCAGCCCATCGGCGGCGTGTTCGTCTGCCACATCGCATCGCCCTTGGGCAGCCGCGTCCCGTCCATCGCAAGATGCGTCGGCCGCACGCGGCTGTCGTCGATCGCCATGTATTCCCAGCCCCACAGGATCGCGTCTATGTCCGGGTCTTGTGCCGCCTGCCAGCGGCCCGCCGAGTACGCCATGTTGACCTGAGTGCGGTACAGCGTTTCGAGCAGGTGCCCGCGATTCAAGATGCGGCCGTTCCCGCCGGTGATCGTTGTGATGCCGATGCGGTCGAACTCGTCACGCAACGCCTTGACGCCTGCGGTGACATGATCGCCGCGTTCGATGATCCGCGTCATCACCACGCGGATGCGGTCCTGTACCCAGTCGATCGATTCGCCGGCGGCGCGGGATGCGGCGGGCGTGTACGTCGCTTGCAGTGCGGTGACGTGCGCGTCGCCGATGTGTAGCTTTCGCCTGAGCCAGTCCAGCACGTTGCCGAACGGACCCGCCGCGATGGCCTGTCGTTGCTGGCGACGTAAAGCATCACGCGCCGACAGCACCATGCGGTATCGACCGCGCAGGTGAGCCGCCACCATGCCGTCGGTGAGGATGGGCGTGATCTGGTCGAGTGCGATGCCGACCGCGTGCGCGATGGCGGTCACGTTGTTGGGGTTGGCATCCACCGCCGCGAGTGCTGCGGCGCGGGCTTCGATGCCGATGCGCGATGCGGCGCGGGCACCAATGAGCACCAGCGATTCGCGGTCGCGGTCGATGGCGGCATGGCGTTGGCGGGCGAGTTTGCTGGCCATCACGACCCCGATCGTGAGCGTGCGGCGGCTTCCTGCGCACGGCGGATCGCGGCATGCTCAATCTCGACTTCATCGGCGGTCATGGGGGCATCGTCAAGTGTGTCGTCGTTCAGCGGATCGCCCGCGCCCCCGTCGCGCTTGGGCAAGCCCGCCTGATCGAGCATCATGCCCATGTCCACCAGACGCATCATCATGTCGGCGTTGGCGGGCTGCACAAGGAAATCGCGCACCAGATTACGGATGAAAATACCCTGCTTGTCAGACAGCGGCGGCAAGACCAGTTCCACCGTATTCTCGGCCTCGCGCCCGAAGTTGAGCGTCAACAGCGGATTGATGATCTGGTCGTTCAGCGCGCGGGCAATCTCGTCCTTGGCGATCTCCGCGACCATGATGGTGGTGGCGCTATGCGCCTCGGCGTCGGCCTTCGTGCCGGCGGTGCCTTCCTGAAACGTGCGTTCGGGCACCAGCCAGCCGCGAGCCATGATCCGTTCCCAGTGCCGCAGCATCTCGACGAAATCGCCGCCATAGCTGTGCTTGGGCTCGAGAAAGCTGATGGTCCACGCGCGGATGGCTGACGGGTTTGCGCCCAGCTTCACAAGATCCTGCGCCCATCGTGCCAGTTCGTTGGGCATGACCACGCCCTTGCCGTTGCCCAGATTGCCCAGTACGGCCCTGGCGATCTCGAAGTTGTCGATCAGCCGCCCGCTCTCGTCTCGCTCCTGTCCCTGCGGGTACTCGATCATGGGGATCGGGCCACTGGCGAGCGTCGCGTACTTGCCCATCTTGTTGGCGGTATCGACCCACTGTGTGTAGCCCCACCGCCGCACGTTCTCCATACGCGGCGTTCCGTACCAGTCGGTGCCTTCGCCGTCGTTGACGAAGTGGAAAACCTTCTCGGGCGGCAGCTCAACACCCGCCTGCTTGATGCCCTTGAACGCGCCGGTCTGGCGGTCGACGATGATCTCGGTCAGGTCTTGGATCAGCGGCTTGAGCTTGGCGAGGTGCCAGCGGCCATCGCGATGTTCGTACACTTTTTCGAACGACTGATAGCCGCGGCTAATCCCGCGCAGCAGATCGCGCAACAGGCTCGGCCACAGCGGGTACAGGTTGTCGCGGATGAACTCGCCGCGTGTTTTGTCGCCGTTGTCCTTGGCCTCAAACGACGGCTCGATCAGCCGGATGGGCGCAAACTGAATCGCCATCGACATCGCGATGACCGGGTGCCGTTCCATGAGTCTATACGTCGCGTAGTCGCCTGCAGGCGGTGCGCTGAATCCCTCAATCCGCATCGACTGGCCGAACGCGCCGCCGCGCGGGGGCGTCTGTGCCTTGCTCTGCTCGCCGGTCGTCGGGCTTGGTGTGGCGGTATCGGGCGCGAGGCTGATCGCCCGGCCGTTACCGTTCTGGCGGGCGCGGCGGCTCGCCAACTCGATGCTGCTGTGATCGCGGTTCGTGACCATGGGTGTCGATCCTGCTTAGACATTGAATCGCCCGGGTGTGATGCGGCTGGTCACACGGGCCGGGCGCAGATAATGCACCCAGTAGCCGATGGCGTCGCTGGCGTGTGTCAATGCGGGGTTGCGTTTGTCCAGTTCCTTGCCGTTCTCACCCCATCGTACCGCTCGGAAATCCTCTGCCAGCCGCTTGCATCGATCGTGGATCACCATGTGCGTGCGTCCGCCCATGTCCTGGAGTGCCACGCACACCGCATCGACGCGATCGCGCACGGGCGGATTGCTCGCCGGCACACGCAGCCGGTAGCTGATGCCCTTCTCGTCAAGCCCCTGCGCGAGGATCGAATAGCAAGACGCCGACGTACCCGCCCACTCTGATTTGCCCGTCGCATCGCCGAAGACGTGCAGCTCGCCGGGCCATTGCCATCCGCCCAACTGACCGATCATGTGCCCCAATTGGTCGACCAAACCGCGAACGTCGAGTCGTGAACGATGGATCTCATGCGTGACGACGAAACGGTCGCCTGCGGGGTCGTGTTGCCCGAGATAGCCGTGCATGCCGGGGCTGATGTTGAAGTCGAGAATGAGGCACAGCGGCGCGTGCTTCGAGAGCTGGACATCGGATTGCACGTGCGTGGATGCGTTGAACTGGCCCGCGTACGCCATCGCACCGCCCAGGCTCATCGCGCCGCCTTCGAGGTACTGTTCGGCGAGTTCTGGCGTGAGAATCGCGGCCTGCGTTTTGTAGTATTCCGCCATCAGCGGATTCTCGCGCGTCGTCGCCCGGTACAGGGCGTGATCCGCGTAGCCGCTGTGGAACTCGCGATAAATCGCGGTGTGGTCGCCTTCGTTGGTATAGGTGAACAGCCCCTGCAGGATGCGGGCCTTGGGCGCACGCAGCCGCGCCTTGAGCTGCGTGAGCGGGTCGTTCTTGGGGTTGTGGTTATCCTCTTTCCAGCGCGCCGCCTCGTCACCCCAGAACGCGCCGACTTCCCAGCCAGTGATCATGTCGGGGCGGTCGGCGGATCGGCAGAAGATAGGTGCCCATCCAAGGCCGGGGAAGCGAAACTCGGGTGGATTCTGCTTGAACTGGTAAGGCGCGTTTGCTTCGGTCAACGCATTCATCATCTCAGGCAGGTCGACGTCGGCGAGGTTGCCGTAGGTCGGCCCGATGATCGCGGACGCTGCGCGGTAGCCGTCGGTGTTGTTCCGGGCGTGGTCGATCAGCAGTTTGCGAGCGCCTCCGAAAGTTTTCCCGCCGCCCCAACCGCCTTCGAGCGCGACGAACTTGTGGTCGTGGTCTTTGAGAAATGCCCGCTGGCCGCCGGGGTTACTCGTCCAGGGCGGCGGATGCATCATCGACCTCCGTCTCGCCGTGATTGAAGCCGAGGATGATCGGCTTGTCGGTCGTGATGTTGTCTTCGCGGCGGTCCTTCTGTCCCATGTACTGCTTGCCCAGCCAAATCATCATGGTGATGTTGCCGTCCTTCGCGGCCTGATACTGCCATCGCTTCAGGCTGGACCGCATCATCGCGTGACCTTCTTTTATGACGGGTCCGAAACGGCGCTTGACGGTGGTGCGCGATGACTTGGTGACGACCGCAATTTCCTCGATCGTGCAGCCAATAGCGGCGAGCGACCGGACCTGAGATTCGTCAATCTCAATTTCCGGTCGCCCCGTCTTAGGTTTGGTAGGTTTCTTCTTCATCATGGGTCCATGCTATGCCTTAGGCGCGCGATCTGTTTTGATCGTATCGAACGTCCTGCCGTCGCCCTCTAGCGTGGCTTCGCCGCCGATGAACGCCTGCCAACGGCGGATGATCACATCGCAATACTGCTCGTCTAGCTCCATAGCGTAGACGTGCCTACCCTCCATTTCGCCAGCGATAATCGTGGTGCCCGACCCGCAAAACGGATCGTAAACCGCCTGTCCAATGTTGCTGTTGTTCACGATAGGACGACGCATGCACTCGACAGGCTTCTGCGTTCCGTGACCTGTATCGCTCTTCAAGTGCTCGATAAACCAGACAGTGGTTTGCTTGCGGCCGCCGCGCCACCCTGCAGTCTTGCCCGCGCGAACCACGTATGCCGCAGACGCGTGATCAACCTCGAAACCTTCGACGGCATTATCGTCAGAACGCTCTGCGTAAAACGCGGGCTCGTGTTGCCAGTGGTAATGCCCGCGAGAGATAGGCGCTCGCGTCTTGACCCATACGATCTGACTGCGGACCGTGAATTTTGCAGACGCGAGGCTTTCAGCCACGCTCACATTGTGCAGCGCTCCGTGCCACACATACGCGACATCGCCGGGGAACAGTGCCCATGCATCGCGCCAGTCTGATCTGTCATCGTTCTGCACCTTGCCGTACGCGCCTTCATCCTGTAGTCCCGCCCGCTTTCTCCACTCCGGGTCATAGCTCACGCCGTAGGGCGGATCGGTCACCATCAGATTCGGGACCACGCCATTGAGCAGCAGCGTCACGTCACCTTCGTTCGTGCTGTCCCCGCACCGCAGGCGATGATTGCCCAGCAGCCATGTGTCGCCCTTTACTGTTACAACATCGTCTTGGACGCCGGGCGCGTCATCGGGGTCGGTAAGACCAATCTCGCCGCCACCGATCAATTCCGCGATCTCGCCAAGCGAGAATCCCGTCGCGGTTTCGTCGATGTCGTCGTCGTTCTGGAGCACGGCAAGCGTCTCCGCGAGAATGTCTTCGTCCCACTCCGCAAGTTCGGCCGTCCGGTTGTCTGCGACGGCGAACGCGATCGCTTCGCGGCCGATCAGCGCCGTGCGTACCGCTTCAATCTTGTCCCATCCCAGTTCGGCCGCTACGGCAAGCGTGCCGTTGCCCGCCACTACCTGGCCTGCGCCGTCGATGACGATAGGCTTCTGCTGGCCAAACCGCACGAGCGATGCCTTAATCGTGTCGAGGTTGCGACGGTCATGCTTGCGTGCGTTCTTGGGGTCCGCCGCCAGCGATGCGATTTTGATGCTTTCCACCTTCATATTTACCGCATCCGTTCAGCCGCTGCATCGGCCAGGCACCACGCGAACCACACGTAGGCGGTGATCCGCAGTATCAGCACGGGGAATCGCCACCACGCATCGGGGCGGTGGTCCGCGATGGTGGGTTGACCACGGCGCGGGGTCATTCGCCAGCCCCCGGCGTTTGCGTCGTCGGTGCCTTCGCGCCCCACGCTTCCCATGCGTCGAGTCGTGCTTTCAGTTCGTCGATGTGCGTTTCGATCGCGAGTTTTTCGAGTTGGGCGACGCGGGCTGTCAACGCCGCGAGATCGTCGGCGGGCGGGTCGTCGACGGGATCGGTCAACCAGTCGGCAGGCTCGAACGCAGCCATCAGCACATGACCGCCGGCTCGATGGGGATCGCGGTACGTGGCGACCAAACGGCCGTCAGGCAGCAGCGCACCGCCCAGCGGCGTGAAGTCGGCAAACGCGTTGCCGGTGTACGTGTCGGCCATCGCGTCGGTCAGGTAGAAGCCTGCAAACTCGCGGGCGCTGTGTGCGGCGAGGGTGCCTTCGCGGATGGCCTTGAGGTCGTCGATGTGACGTGCCCAAACATACAGGCGTACGCCAAAGCTGGCGTGATAGCCCCGGTAGGCGTTACGCATGGGACGCGACGCGGCGGGCAGGCTGTCGTCGGGATCTTCGTCAAGCCAGACGGCTTGCGTGGGATCGACGAACCACGTGCCCGGGCCGAAGGTGGTGCCTTTGTCGACCGTGGTCAGGCCGGGCAGCCAGTGGCCGTCTGCATCTTTGATCTGGCCGCGTGCGAGGGTCCAGGCGTGTTCGGTGGTGACGGTTTCGTCATGTTCGAGCGGCGGCTCGGACCAGTCGGCTTTACCGCCCGCGACGCGGCGCGTGCCTGCAGGCAGCAGCGACCAGCGTCCCAACTCGTGCTGCACCTTCCGATCGGCGGGGATCTGTTTGAGGGTGTCGGCGGTGATGACGCCCGGCCATGGGTTGCCGTTTTCGTCGGGCAGGATGTGCGGGTTGCCTTGGCCTTTTTCGGT